AGCCCTTTCAGTTCGAGATGCGAACGTAGGCGTCGGCAACGCCAGCGCCTGCCTTGGCCCGGGTGGCGTAGCCCCACAGGTTGTTACCTGCGGAGGTGATGTTCAGCGCGTTGCCAGCGGTGATGTAGACCGGGTCGCCAACGGCGAGAACGCCCGTGACCTGGACGATGTGGACACCCTTGAGCATGCAGCTCGCGAAGTTGTCCGGGTTGCCACCCTGGAACTCCTTGGTCTGGGTGATGGCGTTGAGACCACCGACCCGGACGGGAGCGCCCGAGGCGGTCGTGTCGGGGACGGGGAGCGACAGGTAGTCGCCGTCCTCCATCCAGGTGTTCGTTGCCATGGGTCAGGCTCCCTTCACGGTACGACCGAAGGCGTTCACGCGCTCGACCGACTCGTCGACGTGGGTGGTGTCCCCGAAGCCGAACACCTTGGCTCCGCCCGACTCGGCTGCCCGAGTGGTCGCGGTCGTGGTGGCCGACTCGGTGAAGGCGGTCTCGTCGAGACGCCCGTTCTCGCCACGCGGGTAGTCGGCGGTGAGACCCGCGAGCTCCAGCGCGTTGAAGGTGACGCCAGCAGCGGTGGCGGCCTCGCGGGCAAGCTCACCCGCACGGCTGCGGTCGATCTGACGGTGCGCCTCGGCCAGCTCGGCTCGGGTCGCGTCTCCCTCGGTGCGGGCAGTGTCACGCTCGGTCTCGAGCGCCTGCACCCGCTCGGAGTCCCGTTCGAGCTGAGCCAAACGGCTCTCCTCGATCTGGGTGGTTGCCATAGGAATCTCCTCGGACTCTTCGGCGGTGGACTGTCCAGCGGGTGCTGGAACATCTGTGGCTGCCTCGTTGACCGGGGCATAGATCGTGCGAGCGCGGACTGCCGTGCGCTCCCCGGAGATACTGACCGAGCCGTCCTCACCGACGGTGTACGCCTGCGCGTACGTGCCGGTGGCGCTCGGGTCGCTGACGTCGAACCAGACAGTCGACTCGTCGAAGTCCCGGACCCAGACCGAGGTGGTCTCGCCCGAGTGGGTGTTGCGCAGCAGGTCCTGGAGACCCTCGCGTGTGTCGTTCGCCGTCGCCTCGTCGACCCCCAGGATGACTGCCCGCTCGACGACAGCCTCGGGGCGAGCCGACTCGAAGACCTCCAGGATGCTGCCTCCGCGCCCAGCTTCGGTGACGAAGTCAACGCTCAGTCCCTCGACGAGCTGCGTGACGATGCGCCCCTTCTTGCCTTCCGCCTCGCCCGCTGTCACCTCAGCGGTGGCGCGGATCGAGGTGCCAATCGAGGCAGCGAAGTCCCGGTCGGTGAGGAGCTCGCGGTATGGGCCGAACACCTGCGCCTCGCCGACCAGCCGAGCCCCGTCCCAGGTTGCGTCCTCGGTCAGCACCGCTGCCAGGTCCCGGACCGAGCGCTCGGGGCGGTCGGTCTCCTCGGTGGCCGTCGGGTGGTCGAGGTACATCTTCAGGCCTGCCGGGAACACCTGGTCCCTCGCGGCGTTCTCTAGCACGGCTGTCGAGTAGTAGCCCGAGGAGCCCCAGCCCGGAGTGATGATACCGATCATCAGCCGACCCGAACGCTCTGCCTCAGCCACTGAGAGCCGCTGGCTCTCGGCGATCTGCCTCATCCTCACAGGTCCTTTACGGGGGTCGGAGCGTAACTGTCGCGCCATCCCGGAGTGGTGCGTTTGGTGGAGAGCTGAGACCATGATACCTCGCCCTGGTCCAGTTTTGCCAAACGGGCTCGCCCCATGATCCGGAGACGATCTTCCTCAGGAAGTGCGTTGAACGTGGTACGGGCATCCGGCATAAGGCTAGCGGGTTCCTGGATACCGGGGAATCCGAGGTCCGCCCAGCTCCTTGTGACGGGCAATCTGGCGCACCTGCCCTGCTGGTGATCCCACGGTCCCGGAGTCTCTACCGGGAACGTGTTGCCGTGCTGAGACCAGCAGCTCGCACACGTCCGGTGGTCGAGCTGCGCGCTCCACTGCCAGCCCCGCAGGATGTTGGCGTTGGCTCGGTCATGTTGGGCAGCCGCCTGCCGGTGCGCGTCGAGCATCTCGGTACGGGCGATGACGAGAGCGCGGTTCCGACCCCCGTTGAACGCCCCGTCCACGCGGTTGAGCATCCGGCTCGCTGCTCGCCTCGGGTTGTCCCCGATCGCCACGCCCCGGATCAGCTCGGTCCGGATCGCCTGAGTAGCCTGCGCCTGGATGGGGTACGACAGCGCGGTGATCTGCTGCATCGTTCGGCGGACGATCGCGTCTATGGCTCGGGGGTTCACCTCCTTGAAGCTGGAGGTGATCGCTGCCGTGCTGCCCGCCTGCGGAGGGTACTGGCTGGCGGTGAGCCTCGCCTCCCACAGCACCGCGTCGTGGGTGAGGTTGGGCAGGTCCCCGCTCACGACGATCGGGAGCTCGCGGGCGAGCTGACGGAGGACGTCGCGGGTTGCCTTCATCGCGTTCTGCGCTCGCTGCGCCCGGAGGATCTGCGCCTGGGTCGGCCACGTGGTCGCCCCGTCGGTCAGCTCCTCCAGCGCCAGCACCCACTCGATCTGGATGTCGTTCCAGGCATGCGCCCAGCTCGTAACGACGGACTGCGCGACGCCGTCGACCTGCCGATTGACCGACGCGCGCATGCCGTCGAGGAGGGAGAGGGTGTCGCGGTTGACGCTCACGGCAGGAGCTTCGGAACGTGGCCGTCGTACGCCGCGAGGATCGCGTCGTAGCCTGCCTGGGCCAAGCGGAGCTCGGCTCGGGCGACCTTCGGGGGCAGCCTGCCAGCCAGCATCGCGTCGAGAGCGGCGTGGACGTTGTAGTGCCCCGTGTCGCAGATGAGGACGAGGTTCGACTCGATCGTCGGTCCCCCGTACTGCTGGGGCCAGACGTGGTGCTTGACTGTACGGGTCGGCCTCGGGCGGTGGTCGCCGTGGACGAGGCACCAGTCCCCGAGGACGCGCAGGGTAGCGTCGTGGCTCACGAACGTAGGTACTTCACGAGCGCAGCGACGACGAGAACGACCAGGATCGCGATGCAAGCGACGATGAGTTGGCTCACGGCTGTGCTCCCTGCGGAGGCGGAGGAGGTTGCTGCTGGTCCGGGGGCTGCTGCTGCCCCGGTAGGTTGCCCGCTGCGACAGCGTCCTGCTGCGAACGGGCAGCGGTGGCGTCCCGAGGTGCCACGTAGTCGCCGTTGTCGTCGACCAGGTTCGCCAGTACCTCGTCGATGTCGTCCACGTCGAGCGCGATCAGGAGCTGCTTCGCGATCACCAGCTCGGGCAGGAGCTGCGTGCCGTCCGCCTCGGTGATCGCCTTGACGAGGACGTCGAGCGGGATCTTGTCGATGGACGCCCAGTCGACGTTGAGCCCCCACTCCTGGTCGCCCTTCAGCGCGACGATCTCGCGCCCGGTGAACGGGTCGAGCTTGACTGTCCCCTTAAGCTGCCCCCGAGGAGCGCGGACCGCCTGCTCGACGACGTACGTCAGGATCAGGCGGATCTCCTCGGCGTGGAACTCCCGACGCAGCGAGGTCCAGAGCTGGAGGGGCTGGTCGAGGGTCTCGGCTGTAGCCCGAGCCCCGGTGACGCCCGGATCGGCCAGGAGCATCGTCACCGGGACGTCCGTGGCGCTCGCGACCATTGCCCCGAGCGGTCGGCCCGAGCCCGAGTCGATCGTCGCACCCGACTTGCCGATCGCCTCCAGCGACTGCCCTTCCCCGAGCAGCGCGGTGCCGCCGATTCCGTTGGTGGCGAAGGTGTCGCGGACGGCTGGGGCATTGCGCCCCTTGACCGTGGTCTTGAACGCCAGCTTGCTCAGCGCCTTGACCAGCCGAGCCCAGTCCTCCAGGAACTCCTTGTAGCCCAGTGCCCAGGGTATGGCTGCTAGCAGGTCGGGAGCGCCCCACTTGGACCCGTCCACGCGATTCACGGCTCGGTGTAGGACCGGGCTGTTCCACTCCACTGCCTTGCCGTTGATGGTGCGGGGACGCTGCCGGGGTCGATAGTTCAAGGCTGGGTAGTACACCGTCCGCTGCTCGCGGCGTGTCCTGGTGCCGCCAGCGAAGCCAGCCTCGATGACCTGGGCGGTGTACTCACGCTTGTAGAACCACGGGGTCTTCGCGTCCTCGGGGTCGCAGACGATGTCGGTGATCTCGCGGTACGGGATCAGCCGTACCTGGACCCTGCCAGTCAACGGGTCGGTCGGCATGCAGCGGAAGGAGTTGCCGTCGGTAGCGAAGCGACGCTCTTGCTCCTCGTGTGCCTGACTGGAGGAGAACGTGTCCTGGTTGCTCGGGTCGTCGAGAAACGCCTGGACCACTGCGTTGACGTCTTGCTCAGCGTCCTCCTCCTGGTCCGCGCTGATCTCGCAGCCGGTAGCCCAGACGTACGCGATGCGTAGGTTCACGGCTCGCCGTAGCAGCGGGTCAGCGATGGACATCAGCCGAGCTCGACGCGACTCCCGCATCAGGTACTCGCGCTGGAACAGCTCCTCGTCGTACGTGTCGAGGCGACGCCAGCCCAGATCCTCACGGGCGAACTGCGCTAGCACCGAGGGATCGAGGGACTCGGCGATCAGGCCGAGCATCTCCTGGTCGAGATCGCTCACCGGGTGCCTCTCAGTAGGTGGCCGACCACGAGAGGTCGTCCTCAATCAGCTCATCCTGCTCAACGATACCGCGCAGGATCGGCACGAGCAGTAAGCGATGCACCGCCTGCGTCATCGCGTCAACCTGATCGTCGTGCGCAGCGTTCGGGAATCCCGACGCCTCCTCGATGAACGCGCCCACCCACGGGGCGAGTTCGGGGCTCGGCAGTACGACGTTCCCGGCCTCGACGAACGGGGTGATCGCCACGGCTCGGGCGTACTTGCCTCCCTCGGGCTCGACGGGGACCAGCCCACCGACCTGGGTGCGCAGCGCGTTGATCACCGCTGGCCCGTTCGCCTTGTCCTCGACCAGCTTCAGGATCGCCTGTGGCCAGCGAGCCGTCATCTCCCGGATTGCGTCGCAGGTGTCGGTGAAGGCGAGCCGACCATGGATCTGGTCGAGCAGGTATGCCGTCACGCCTCGCCTCAGCCATACCTGACCACACACGTAGTCGCTGGATTTGGTGTCCTTGAAGGCGAGGTCCCAGCTCTGGACAATCTCGACGTCCTCGCTCGTGTCGGTCAGCACCCACATGCTGCCGTCACGCCGCTCGACCCAGCTCGGGGTGTCGTACCGTGCCCACTTCTCCCGTAGGAACACGTCGCCCGCTGCCGGGCTGGGTCGGCCTTGGTACAGGGACGCCCACGTCCTGGCCCCCGAGCGCTTCTTGATCGCCTCCCACTGGAGCTGCGTCCTGCCTCGGACGGACGCCATGTACTCCTCGGGCTCGCGACCGAGCGGATCGTCCTCCTTCTCCGCCTGGGCCGGGATGTTCAGGACGGTCCACACGGCACCGTCCTCAGCGCCCAAGAGCTTCCCAGCCAGGTCCTCCTCGTGCCAGCGGGTCGCCACCTGCACGACAGGAGCTCCTGGAGCCAGCCGAGGACCACCAGTGTCCGTCCACCAGTCCCACGCCCGAGCCCGGTACACCTCGGAGTCCGCCTGCTCGCGGTCCTTGATCGGGTCGTCGATGATCATGAGGTCGACAGGCCGACCGGTCAGCGCTCCACCGATACCCGCTGTGTACACGCCACCCAGGTGGCCGTCGAGCTGCCACTCGTGCTGCGCAGACAGGTCGTCCCGCACCCGTAGCCCCAGCTCGGGGTGCATCACCACGTCGTCACGGACAGCTCGCCCCCAGCGTCGGGCGACCCCCAGCTCGTACGACACGATGGCGATGCGGAGGTCGGGGTTCTGGGTCAGCGCCCACAGCGGGAACCACCGCGACACGCGCTGGGACTTCCCCTCCTGCGGTGGCATGCTGAGCAGCAGCCGACCGTCGATGGTGTCGAACAGGCGGACGAGCTCCTCGTCTATCAGCCGTAGGGCTGGCGTCTGCCGGGTCGTCCTCGGGTCGAGGTAGAGACCCAGCTCACCCGGAGTCCGCCATCTACGCGGAAGGGGCTCGAACTGGCGAGCAGCCGCTTCCCACGGGCTGATCACCGTCACGTTCGCCTCCGGGGCTGGGTTCACCGTTCATCGTACCACAACGGGCCGAACGGCGAAGGTCCGTCAGTCCCATGGTAGCGTGGTCTGGTTCGGGTCGCGCTGCTCGGCCTGCTGCTTGCGCACCCAGACGACGCCGTTGACCTCAATCTCGACCGAGTCCATATCGATGACGCCGACCTCCTGCCACGCCGACTCGCACGGGCCACACATCTGCCCGCACTCGGCCCCGAGCTCGCGGCAGACGATGCACTGGTGGCTGTGCTTGCCGAACTGATGGCCCACCCAGGCAGCGACCCCGATCGCTACCAGGATGGCGAACCAGACGAACGCCTCGTTGCTGATCACGTCGTTGCCTCCAATGCCCGCAGCTCCTCGGGGACCACCATGACGATGGTCCGCTCCCAGTCCAGCCGCATGGCTTCTAGTATCCGCTGGTCGGCGATCCCCTCGCTCC